TAATCAAAGATGAGTGATCGACTAAACATTGCCAACGAAATGAGTGTGTTTGACCGCAAGGACAGAACATTCTATGATAGCTTGACTGATGATGAGCGCAAAAAGTTCTCAACATTCTTGATGATTCGTTGGGGCTCTAGCATACAAGGATCTCGTGAGTTACAAGAATACTATGTACAGAGTACCAATCACTATCTCAACAAACACTTCTTTGCACTGAGTCGACATCCTAAATTACAATGGCTCATGGCCACAGCAGTGAGCCCGGGAATGGGCACACATAGACACAACTGGATTGCACCCAAGAAGAAAGAAACAGCCGCCGGTGTCAGTACCATCAAGAAACAATTGGCAGAACTGTTCCCCAATATGAAAGCAGATGAGCTGGCAGTAATGGCTGCTATCACTACCAAAAAAGAACTTGATGCTTACATTAAGGCACATGGCAACGACAAATAATGTATCAATGTGGGTATTGCAAAAAAGATTTTTCCAAAGAAAGCTCACTGGCGGTTCATGTGTGTGAGCCCCGCCGTCGACATCAAGAATGCAACGAACGTGGCGTACAATTGGGCCTTCAAGCATACCTAAAGTTCTATGAAATAACTCAAGGATCCGCAAAGTTAAAAACATTTGATGACTTTGCAGAATCAAGTTTTTATCGTGCATTTGTGAAGTTTGGTAGACACTGTGTGGCCATCAGAGCCATCAACCCAGCACGTTTTACAGAATGGTTGATCCGTCAAAACAAAAAAATTGACCACTGGTGCCGAGATTCAATCTACACAGAGTATCTGTTGGATTACTTGCGGGTAGAAAATATCAATGATGCTCTTGCTCGTGCCATTGAGTTCAGCATGGACTGGTCAGAACAATCTGGACATCCTGCACATGATTGTTTGAGATATGGCAACTCCAATGCCATGGCCTATGCAGTGACCACCGGGCGTATCAGTCCCTGGGTATTGTACAATTCCGAGTCGGGTCAGCAGTTTTTGAGTGAGCTAGATGCCACACAAGTTGCCATGATTTGGCCCTATATTGATTCAGAAGTATGGACCAAGAAGTTCTCAGACTACATGGCAGATCGTGAATACGCCAAAGATATACTAAAGAAAGCAGGTTGGTAATGAGTGCAGACATTGATTTGGACTTGGCTGATAGAGATCAACTGTTGAAGTTGATACAGGCCACTCCGGCTAGACAGATGCATCAAGGGCAAGTGCGCCGTCATAACTCAGGTGTTTATGTCACGGACATACCCTACGATCCTGTGAATCAGTGTGCGTCTATAGACTATGAAACAGCGGAACAACGAGGCTACTTCAAAATAGACTTGCTGAACATGAGTGTGTACAATCTGGTCCGGAGTCCCGAGCATTATCAGGCCATGCTGGACAAAGAACCTGATTGGGCACGCTTGTGGACCAACACAGAGTGGTCTAAACAACTGGTTCACGTGGGCAATTACACAGAATTACTGAAACAGATGAAGCCGGATTCAATTCCCAGAATGGCAGCATTTATTTCAATCATTAGACCAGGCAAAGCTCATTTGCAAGGTCGACCTTGGACGGAAGTATTTGAATCAGTTTGGGATGGCGATGCCAGTCGCGGATTTGTGTTTAAAAAAGCTCACAGCCTGGGATATGCAATGCTGGTGACTTTGCATATGAACCTGCTCAGTCAACCCGTCGCACCAACGTAATACTCTTGCGCTTGCTTTTTTTACGAGCCATGTCCACAAGACTGCACACAGGGCCGTGAACTATTTCCAAATCCTTGTTTACAAAAGTTTTGAGATAGACTCTAAACGGATCCCACTCCGACTTTAGAAAGATATTGATAGGAATTGATCTATTGCTTTCCCACCACCATACATTGGCCAATTCCAAAAATTCTCGCTTCAAATCCGGATCTTGTATGCTGCCAAAATCGTAAATCGTGGTAATAGCATCATCTTGATTCTGTATAATACCCACATATTCTGTGGTGGCGTAGATACACAGTGTTATAAAAGGATATTTGTCTGCAAGTTTTGAGAAGATGTCGTTGCCCATAAGCAGAGATATTTACCAATTCTAAAATCGCTAAATAATAACTATGTATTCAACCACGGTGTATCTATATCAACAAAAAACCAGAGTATTGGCAGTAGACACCAGTGGTGCTTACTTTACTATGAGGTACGACCCTGTGTACGCAAAAAAACTAACCATAAACAAAGGTGTTGATAATGTCATACTGTTTGAGTTTATCAATCAAGATCAAAAACCTGCGAATATCACGGGCAGTGACCTGATATTTCGCTTGATCAGTCAAAACGGTGCGGAGCTAATGAATGCCACCCAAATGGTGATCATCAATGCCACGGCCGGGCGTGCCAAAGTCACTTTAACAGCTGATGCTTTAAATTATATTCAAGCACAACCAGCAAACTACAGTATCAGTCGTGCCAGTGGTAATTTAACGGAAGCTGTGTTTACTGATGCACAAGCGGGTGCTAGTGCTCCGGTGGATATAGTAGACTCAATATATCCTGAATTTGTGCCCAGCGCAGAGCTCACAATACCCACAACAGATCTAACAGCTCAAGACAGCTACGGTGGATCCAGTTCCAGCGATTATCCGGATTGGGCACTACAGGGCGGATCACCCATCAACAACTACAGCCCGTATCAATCCACTGAATTTTACTCCAGTTTTATTGAACCGAAAAGTGCCATTACTACCATTCAATTTGATTTGGTTGGTTACACAGGCACTATCAAAGCACAGGCTGCTGAAACCTATCAAAGCATATTTTACAATATCACAGAGTCCACACAGTATTTGAACCGTACTGGTACAGTGTCGATGACCATTGTGGGCTGGCATCCTTTGATTCGTTTGTGTTTCAACAACTCAATCTACACCACTGGCGAAAATGGCAATCAAGTCATGGGCACTCCGGCACAGGCCACAGCAGTGGTAGAAGATGGAGTAGTAACCAGTATCAATGTTACTTACGCAGGGCAAGGGTACCAAGCTCCTCCGCTGATTGAAATAGTAGGCGAAGGTGCAGGTGCCACGGCTGTGTCTACGTTATTGGATGGATCAGTATCGGGTATACAGGTAGTCACAGGTGGGTCTGGATACCGTCCAGTTCCTCCAACAATGAGCAACGCACAGGTTATTGTTTCGACCGGACACGTAGTTAATTTGAAGTACAGATAATTCATTGATAATTACTAGATGAAATTCAAAAAGATTGTGGGGTTCGGCGACTCATGGATGTACGGTGACGAACTGTTGGATCCTGACTTGGTTCGCCAACATCCAGACGCTCATTTTTGCTGGGATCAGAACACTGAGTATAGAGAACGCAACTGCTTTCTTGGACAACTTGGCACACATTACCGCGTGCCCACAGAAAACTTTGGCATACCCGGAGGCAGTTTGACCAGCACCATGTGGACGTATCAGTGGTGGCTGGATCACGAAACTGTGCCCTTAAATGAATGTTTGGTATTAGTGGCACTGACCAATTCTAACCGCATTACACACTACAATCCCAATCATCGACACTATTCAAATGATCCTCCTTGGAACAAGTTTGTACACAGTTCCTGGGTCAATTTTGGTAGTAGTGTGGTGCCTCAACCGTTTTGCGATATGATCAAGCAAGAAATAGTGTTGACCACTTGTGCAGAGTTAGAGAAATTAAATTATCAACAGTGTGTGCTGTTTTTCGATGGCATTAGTGCCCGCAACAAAATCCCTACCATACAGTTTAATATCATGCCCGGCGAAAGACCGGTGCCCACAGCTCCTACATTAACAGAACCAGAATTTAGTTGGACCATGTGGTTTAGAGATCACCCCGGCAATCAAAAAAGAGAACTGATCAAGCTCGACGGACATCCTAACGAAATTGGACATAGTTTGATGAAGGATCGCTTGATTTCTCAAATAGATTCCTGTACAATGTATGAATGCTAGACATTCATGCTTATCTTCCTGCTCGCCGTAAAACATCTGCATCGGGCTGGATTGGTTT